GTGCTTCTATTTTGTTTTTAGCTTCCTCTGTTGGCTCTCCATTGTGGAATGAAATTAAGGTGCTGCTTACAAAACCATTCTTTAAGTTGTTGAGGTGAAAGTTAGCAACCTCCATATCCATATTGATATAAGGTACTGCACCAACATAATCAGGCAATGGATATACATCAGGCTCATTACCCATCTTAGGTCGATACAACTTATAAGCGTACATCTTAACGCCTTTGTTTATTCCGTTGTAAGCCTGTACTGTTTCAACATCCCTTGCAGCTAAACGGGTTGACTTCTCCCACTTATCCGATATGTAATACTCTGAACAATCATTGTTAGTTCTTACCTTTGCAAAGGGGATGTGAGTAATGTATTTTAAACGCCCTACACGGTCAAAAATAAACTTCCAGTAAAATCCACCAAATACTTCCAAGTCCATTACCGACTTATACTGTACATCTTCTGCGGTTTCGTATGGGTTAACCAAATCTAAATAGGCATTAACACTATCAGCGTTAGCACTATCTTTTTTAGCATCTATACCTTTGCCAGTAATGTATTGTACCTTGCCTGTTATAATAGCGTTATGCTTTGCCGAACCATTAAGCAAGGCAACAAGGTAATCGGGATAGGTGTTACCCTCTCCAAACAATACCCAGGGCTTTGTGCTATCATGGTTTTTTACCTCCTTAAATACTGGGGGCGCACTATTTATCAGCTTTACTACTATCAAATTATTATCCTCCATAAACCGCAGTTGTTACTGTTCTTGTGTATTGTGTGTCGGTGGTTGCCGTTCCTATTACTTTTACCATTCCGCTTTCAACTATTGTTTTTCCTGTTGGGCTTAGGTTGGTAGCACTTGCTTGTTCGTATACATTGTAAGTCCACTCGCCTGTTGTTGCCAATGTTACTTGCCCGGCTATTGGGTTAGGTGTTGCCGTTTCTGTTATTGTAAACTGATTAAATCGGTCTAAGTATTGGCTTAGGTCTACAGGCTGTATGCAATACTTCTTTTCTCCGCTTGCTTTGCTTATCCATTCCCATAAGTAGTAAGCGTTGGCAATAGTTGTCTTCTCCTTTAGAGTTACCGTAACTATGTTGCTTTGCCCTTTATTTATAACTACCATACTTATAATACCATAAAATTCAATTTTGTGCCAAAAAAAAGCCCCGCACATTGGCGAGGCTCTTCTTAACCGCTACAAACACTTATGAAATCAAACTGCTTTCTGAACCAGTGTACTCAAACCAATCGTTAGGCTCGTTACCGTCAAATACTACGGTGTAACCGTTAAGGTCTCCCATCGCTGTTCCTGTAACTGCTGTTGAGGTTGTAACCATTAAACCTTTTTGTTTGCCGCAAATCCATAGTTTACCGTTGTTATCTTTTACAATAATAACTAACCTGTTTTTAGCTAAGGCAACAATCTTGTCGCGGGTTTGGTAGGTTAACTTTTGGAAGATAGCCGACACTTGTTGTGCAAAGAAAACCGTTCCGTTAGAGCGGCTGCCTGTTAGCACACTTTGAGCCATTGAGTTCTCCTCCTCAAGTTCATATTTGTAGAACACGCCCGACTTAGTAATAGCCGATACCGTTCCACTTGCTTCTGTATAGCCTGTAACATTAGCGGTAGTGTTAATGTAGAGGGTTTGTATACCCCCTACACTATCACGACAATCTAATGCAAAGCCCTGGGTTATAGCGCAAGGCATAGGTTAAGAGTTTGTATATTCAACAATACGATTACCAAAGTAGTACTGAACACCAATTTTGGTTTCAGCTACAAAGCGAACTTTACGAGCTTCACGAGCGTAAAACAACTCAATGTTTTCTTCTTCGTTTAGCAAGTCAGTACCAAGTACAAAGTTACCATTCTCGCCAAACTCACCTGCGATTATACGATTAGTTCCGTTTAAACCCGGTACGCCAATAAGTGTGTACATAGAGTTTTCAACTTTCATTTCGTAACCTACTGCATCACCGAAGTAATGGTATAGGTTATCGGCAGCAAGTTTGTTTTGGTAAATTTCAAAGGTATCATAACCGCACATAAACTTTACATTATCACGACCTTTTACGTCAATAGGTATTTTCGTAATCATGTCCTGTAAAATAGTACGAATGTTGGTAGTATTGATTGTTGATGGAGTTGCAGAAACAACCGTGTTATCAGCATCAATAATTTTTAATAGTCCGTCAAACTTGTTAAGGTAAACGTTAGCCGAGTTAGTATCACCTTGCCAGATAGCAACCTCTTTACGTTTCTCAATGTTTTGCATAGTATCATCAACGATGTACTTTTCAAAATCATCAAGTCCCATAGGAGAGCCGGGCTTCAAACCTTTTTGTGTCCATTTAGCCTCAAGGTCTTTAGGACACCAATCAAGGTAAACGCCAATCTTACCTACTGTTAGGGTGCGTTGAGAGAATGTAGTATCGCCCGATGCAGTAAAACCACACGCTTGGGTTTGCCATACGCCCTCTGTAGCAATAATGTTTAGTTTCTCGGCAGACTTGATGCCTACCTGTGAGGCTAATAAGCCTGCTGTTTTACCCGAAAATACTAAAGCGTATTTAAGGGTATCCATTTCTTCTTTGGTATAATTACCAATGTTGTCAAATACAAATGCCATTTTCTTTTATTTTTAGTTTTTTTAAGTTACTTTTTGTTTGCTGCAAACTTTTGTGCTGCGGCTTGCATACGCTCTACTACAGTTGCTTTCTCGTTAGCTATTTGTTTGCTAAATGATGTTTTGGTTGGTTTGTCAGCCGGTGCTGATGGGTCTTCTGCTAACTTTTCAATAACAGCAAACATATCTTTGATAAGTGCTGATTGTGCTGCTAACTCTGTTTTAAGGTCTTTAACCTCTGTTTTGTTAATGTTGGCTAAGGCTGTTTGAATGGCAGCTTCTACGTCTTCCATTTTAACGGGTTGGCTTGCTTCAACCTCAACCTCAACTACAGGCTTACCCTCTGGTACTTTAATGTCTGTAACAAAACCATCCTCGGTAGTTACTAATGTACCATCTTCAAGTTCGTGGGTTGCATTTTCAGCAGGCTGTATACCACCGCCAGCATCAATAACATTTAGCTTAGTGCCAACGTTAAGTTCGCCCTCGTATTGCACGATTGTACCGTCTTTTAGCTTTGCTTCCATAAACTTATGTTCAGCGTTTAGCTTTAATTTAATGCGTGAAATCACGTCTTTGATGTCTTGTGTTAAACTCATTGCTTTTTTATTATTAAAACCATTAAAATTAAATGTGTGCCATTAGGTACTCCAAGTCAGCTAAGGCATCGTGTATCTCTGCTAACTCCTCTTGTGGTACGTCTTCTACTTTAACGTGGTTAAATATCCCCTCAACGCTAAAGCCTTTCATCTCTCCCGATTTAATTTTTTCCCACACCATGTCGTTGTTGACTTTAAAAGAGCCTACCCAACTACCCTCTGGTAAATCTTGGAATTGTATTCCCCTGGTCTTGTCAATAATCATACTTTCGTACATAACAACACCGTCTATTAACTCACCATTGTGTTGAAGATTAACCTTAGACTGATAGCCCATTTCAAAATAACGCTGTGCTATGGCTTCTATGGTTTGTGCATCAAATTGAACGTAAAATTCACGCCCTGCTATGTTTCGGTATATAGGCATATCGGCAATCATTAAAGCACCTGTTACTATTCGCCTGTCTCCATTCTCGCTAAAGGCAAACTCATAGTGTTTAGAGTACGCCATAAAAGAGCGTTCTATTGCGGGATGGTCAACTATTGCCACCGCATCAACGCCAGTAGTAAAATCAAAGTCATCTATGTGAACTTTGTATAGTGGTAATTCCATAATATTAAAACTGTTTTTTTGTTTATAGTGCCATTAGATTGTTATCAGGGCTTTCTTTTTGTTTTGCTGTACGCCCATTTGACTGTTGGTAATATCGCTTTCCACAACGTACACCTTAAAGTTTTCTCCCTCTTGTATTAAACCGCTTGTGTTAGATGGGGGTTGTATGCTTGGTGGTGTTATGCCCCCACCGCCGGGCATATTAACAGGGGTAACAGAACTATCACCTCCGCCTTCGGGGTTGAATTTTTTAGCTGCTATTGCGGCTAATTGTATTGCACCTATTGTAGCATTTATAATTGATAGCACACCCGTTGGGTCTATCTTTAATGCTGATACGATTGCTTCGGCTGTATTAATAGATGTGTTAACCATTGCTAACGCCTTACCTCTTACAAATTGTTTTTTCTGTATTTCTTTAGATGCAATTTCTCCTTTTTTTAACCCTTGCAATTCATTTTGAGTAACAAGGTCATTAAGAGAATTTAAAGCGTTGGCGGTTGCTTGTGCCATTGCAAATCCTTTTTGTATGGCTTCTTGCTTTTCTTGTGCTACTCGCTTATCGTTCTCTATCTGTACGGCTGTTGCCTCATTGCTTGCTGCTATAATAGCGTTGTTGTAATTATCGTAAGCAAATAACAATGCATCAATGTTATCTATACCTTTAACTGTAACCTCATCAACCTTATCACCGTATTGCTGAAAACTAATGCTTAGGGTATCGGTTTTAGTTATTGCTTTTTGTATATGTTCAGGCACTTTTTTTCCTATTGTGCTATCTACTGTACTTTCGTTAGCAATAACAATTTTACTAAGACTGTCCATTTGGTCTTCATACAGCTTAATATCCTTAGTTACTTCTTGCACAAAGTTGGTTAGTCCGCTATAAAAAATACCAGACTTGTTGCTCATTTTGGCAATTTTCTCATTAGCTGCTGCTATTGCAGCTTGCCCATCTAAAACCTTACCCTGCAACTCCACTATCTTAGCACTTGCCGCTTGGGCTTTGGCATTATCTAACAGGGCTTGCGTATAGGCTTTGGTGGCTTTCTCGGCTGCTTCCGTTCCTATGTTCTCTAAGGTTAGGTTGCCTAAATATTCAGGTGAAATCTTGTTAAGTTCCTTAATAGCATCTTTTCTGTCTTGTAAAGATTGTGTATTATCCTTAGCTATATCAGTCAATAGTCTAACTCTACTTACTTGTTCGGCTGCATCTTTATTAGCTGATTTTAATTGGTCTTGAAAATCAATAGCATTATCGGTAGCTGTTAGATACTCCTTAGCTAACAATACTACTGCTGATGCCACCAATATAATTGCAGCATAACCTGATAGTGCCGCCTTGCTTGTGTTGGCAAAGAAATCGGAAACAACCTTGCTAAGATTACTCCATTGTTTTTGTGCTTCTACTAATGATTGAATACCCATTGCCAACGCACTTGCCGACTGAACTTTTAGCAATAGCTTTTCTACGTCTTCAGACTTTTCGCCTAACAGACCGTACAATCCCGTGATAGTTTGAAAGCCACCCGCAACCGTGTTAATTAAGTTACCAAAGGCTGCTGCCTTTTCCCCTGGGTTTAATGTATTAACCGCTTCGTTAACATCTTTCAATTGGTCTGCTAACCCTGCGGCTTTTTGTAACGCTCTAAAATACTCCTCCGTTCCCTCCTTAGCTTGCAGGGCTGCTTCTTTGGCTTCCCTTAGTTGCTGCTTTACGGTTTTTATCTTAGCCTCGCTATCGCCAGACCCCTCAACCTTTACTTTTAAAACTACCTCTTCCATTAGTATACGTTTACTTCTACCTTTT